TACTGCGGAATTATTCGCGAGTGCACGATGCGGCGCTGTATCCCACCAAGGTCCTGCTTTTGCATGTCTAATCCTTTCATCATCTAAATCAGATAATGATATCATAGCTGAACGACGAACGCCACCTACTACAACCACTTCTCCAATTTTACACATAATGTCGTGACACTCTAATGAATTAAGTTTACGACCTTTGGCGTGTTTAAATACAGCTACTACAAAATTAAATAGATCAATTAATGGTTCGGGTCCTGATGCACGGCCGCCAAATGTTTTAAGTCTAGCACCTGCAGGACGAATTTTTGACATATCCCACTGTGGAATTTCACCAGCCCATAGATGAGCCAATAATAATCTCAGTGCTTTTGCCCAACCTTCTTTCGAGTCGTGGACTGCAATCGAATGTTGTGATTCATATAAAGTGTCTGGCACTTCGGGCAGCTTGTTAATATTACTTGCTTCGACTGAAAAACCAACTCCTGTTCCGCATAACAGAATGAACATGGCTTCGTCAAATGATTTAGGATCATCAACTGGAAGGTACGAACAATTATAAACACAGGTGTTATCACGATCAGCGCTCTTTCCTGCCGTCATCATGGCACGCATGGATGGCATCACTTCATGGTTGTAAATAGCAAATGTTATTTCTTTTCTTAATTCTTCATTATCTTTAATCGCATCCGTACGACTAAAAATGTAATCTACAAATCTTTTGGTTGTCTCTTCCCAAGTTTCTCTTCTATTCTTATCATCGATAAAACGTGCGTATCGACTCGCGGCAATGTACTCTCTATATTGATCCATTATATTTTCTTAAATTGTGGTGGAAAAAAAGGGGCACTGATCCGTGCCCCGCCCTTTATTACTTAAACAGCAAAGTCTGCAGCAGCAGATGTACCGCCACCTAAACGCTCACCGTCTTCTTGTTTTTGAACATTATTTAATCCACATGCAATACCTTTGTTACCAGAAGCATTGTATGGATAGAATGTTACAGATGCACGGCCGTAGCAGCCACTGTAAAATTCATTTGGATCGATAATAGCATTCATATCTGCATCAACAACACCAGGCTTATTGGCTGAGTTTGCATTGATAAAGTATGAGTTAGCATATGCTGGATCATCTTTCTCAGCATCACCATCGCGTAGACCACCTTTTAAACCTTTTGGTACAGCACCACCAAAGAATGCAGCGTTTGAATTCGCAGCTTCTTGGAATGCAGCATTAAGTTTATTCACAGTCTCTGTATCACTCTTTGGAATGATGATAGATACTGAATACTTTGGTGTACCACCCTCGACTGCAGCCACTGGCTGAAATACATGAGCGAATGAGAATCTAACTTTACCTGTTACAACTTTAACCTTATTAGTACCGGCCATAATATTTTCCTTTTTAACGTCAGAACAAGACTTCAATAGGGGCTCGTTCGTCAACCCTTTACTACAAAATCAGTTTAACACACTTTTATGCATCGTACAAGATACCATTATTTTTCATGGCTTGTCTCATAGCTAATGCATTAATAACCTCTTCCTTATACTGAGCTTCATCGAGCATCGTGGGATCTAGCTTCACTAACTCCATGATTTCATATATGGTTTCCCTTAATACTACCACCTCTGTGTAGTTATGTCCACCAGGTAATATATCAAAGTCCTTGGTGAGCTTTTTTATTAGAGAATCAGGTACTTCCAATAATCTATCATAGCACTTAAACATCATGCAAAGTCCTGCTCTGCACTGGCTGAGTCGCGGACCAATTTAGGCTGACCCTCCGGACGCTGTACTAATTCACCAAGCCAGTTAATGATCTGTCCTTTGGGTGCTAATTTTTCTAATGTAGCTATTGATTTCAACTTGACGGGTTCCCAAATTTGTGATTCAGGTATTCCGCGTTCTGTGAGTACCTTGGCAGCAAGTTCGCTGTCTGTGATACGCCTGTGTGTTGTTGAAGTGCTGAGCTTATATCCTTTTGGTATGATGTTTTTGGTGATAGCTTGGTTGAGTGCAAACTCTTCAACATCATTTACCCACACTCTCAAATCTTGTGCTTTTGATAATACATTTTGCAATTCATCCTGACTGAGTAATGGCGGATCTCTAAATTCATTGGCGGCCAGTTCAGTATTAAAGTCTGCACGTGCTCGGCATTGTGCTTTAGCACGACAGAATTGACACCAATCACCAGGAATAAATTCACCTGATCCACTCCATGCTTTTTTAGCCTTGGGCTTCACGAAATAATTTGACCAATCTACTAATTTATGCACTGTAGTCTGGTCTGATGTAATACTATCTAACCTTGGCTGGTGGATGGTATATTTAACCTCAGTGATATCTGGAAATTCGTCTTTAAACTTACTCCAAGCGCCTAGCGCATAAAGTCTTAACTGTGGATTATCTTTAGCACTTACTGGAATGCCTCGTCCAAACTTAAGGTCAATGACATGGATGGAGTGTTTATTAAGTATGACAACATCGGCTGTACCGAAACCGTCAGGCACCCAATCTGAGAAGTCGACCTTTTGTTCAAAGAGGGGTCTATCGTTATCGCCGATTTGTGATCTGACATAGAGCACGTAGTTGTCGACATGGGCTTCGAAATCTTCATTGTAATAGGGTGTGGCTTTAATGATCTCATATTCACGTTCATACTCCTCTGATGTAATTTGATTGTAATGTAGTCTTAGCTTTGCTTCTGCCAATGAATGCGCCATCGTGCCTTCTTGAGAGAAGTCAAACGCGTTATTACTTTTTGGGGCTTCTGGTAGAGTTGCTTCTAAACGAGCACTTGGAGTGCAGGAGAGCCATCGTTTTGATCCTGAGGCTGAAAGAATTGCATGAGCGGCCATATGTTTTCCCTATTATTCGTCGAATGTTAACTATACTAATGCAAACTTTGAGGATTATTTTTGATGTTTTTTTAAATATTTTGCGGCGTTTTCTACAATTTCTGGAGAATCTTTTAGAAGGCCTAAAGCTACATTACAATAGCTACAAAGAATACCGCGTATTTTATTGGTGGTATGGCAGTGATCTATGTGAGTATGTTTTTCTGATTTAAAGAAATAACCACAAATAGCACACTGTCCATTTTGCTGATCGATTAAATTTTGGCGATCTTCTCGCGTCATATTGTACTTAACACGATATTGACGCGTGCCTGCAGATTCAATCATACATGTTTTACAATGTGATTGTTTACCACTTCTATTAGTTGCGTGTTTATAAAACTCAGACAGCGGCTTTGATTCACCGCACTTGATGCATGTTTTCATGGATAGCTCCCTGTTTATTCCATTTTCTTAGATACTTTATGGCATCTTTTAAATATTTAATAGAATCATCAAAATGTCCAATACCTAAATTACACTTACGACAAAGTATTCCACGTACTTTATTAGTATCATGACAATGATCTACACAAACATCATGGGTACTTTTTAAAGGTCTTTTACAAATAGCACATAGTGCATTTTGTTTATCTATCATGCTTTGTTTATCTTCAACAGACAAACCGTAACGTCTTTTATAATTATCTTTTTTAACGATAATTTTTCTTCTATCCGGATTTTCTTTATTCCATTTAGAAGCTCTTACAGAATTACATTTTTTGCAATATGGATGATTTTTTGTAAAATCAGATGATGGCTTTTGAGTGCCGCAGTTATTACATATTTTCATTTGATATCCTTGTCGATAGTTGGTGGACTAGCCAATGGACAAGCATTGGCAGGGAGCGACCCTTTTCGTCCGGTGATTTACTTAGTTTCTTTTAATGCATTTATTAAATTGGAGACTTCTTTTTGAAAGTCTATAACGACATCTACCTTAGCCTCAATTTTATTTTCTCTTGATTCTTTATAATCATCGGGAAACATTCCGCGTAAAGCTATTTCTGCAACACGAGAATTGAATGCTTTATTCTCTATGTTTGCAAGTAATTGAGTTTCCCAATATGATTGAGAATACGTCGAAGCTAAATCCATAGCTTCTGCAAATGCTGGATCTTCTTTTTTAAGTTTAAGGCCAGTGCTTTTACTAATACCAATTGCGGCATACATAGACTTTTGAGATGCGCCTTGTTTGCCTAACTCAATAATAGTTTTAGCATGATCTTCAGTGAATTTAAACTTTTTGGACATTATTTTTTCTTAGCTGTTTTGGCAGCCTCTTTGAATTGTTTCGAAGTAGGAGCTCCTTTGGTTCCAGGTTTTCTCATTTTCTCGCCTGAGCCTGCAGCAATGCGTGCTCTTTTAGCGTGAATGTTTGCATATAATCCTGGTTTTGCCATATCGATCTCCTATTCTTACTAATGCAAAAATTAGTCCGTTTTCGCCCCAGTATCTGGCTTGTCTGTCTTGATTGACATGCGCTCAATCTCAGCCTTGCGTGCTCTCATCTCAGCCATAGCTTCGTTGATTACCACACGAGTGACGGCAGCTGCTAGTTCCTGACGCTTTTTCTCAATGTTTTCTGCATTGGAAAAACCGCCAGACTCTAGCATTTTATTTAATAGATCGCTGCCAGCCATTATGCTGCTGCCTCTTCTGTTTTTGGTTCTGCAGCTTTAACAGCTTCAAATGCAGTTTCAAGTTCTTTAAGTTGTGGAACTCCTTGAGCTTGGATTTGTG